TATACAAATCCCTCCTGCAAATATCATAGTATGAGACTGTCAAAAATGCAATACTAAAAAAATCTATCAGACTTTTTTGTCATATACATGACACACAAAGCGATACGCCAGCCCTTAGATAAGGTACTGGCGCATTGTTTTCAACGCATTCTTTTCAAGTCTGCTCACCTGAGCCTGTGATATCTGTATTTCATCTGCAACCTCCATCTGTGTTTTTCCCTGAAAAAACCGAAGCTTTATAATATACCGTTCCCTCTCTCCCAGATGTTTCATTGCTTCTTCCAATGATAAATCTTCTATCCACTTTTCTTCTTTATTCGTCTGATCACTTAACTGATCCATTACATAGAGTGCATCTCCTCCATCATTGTACACCGGTTCCTGAAGGCTCATAGGTACCTGGATTGCATCCAGTGCAAATACAATATCTTCTTTGGATATTCCGATCTCCTCAGCGATTTCCTGTACTGTAGGCTCTTTCTGATTCTTCTTCATATAGTTTTCCTTAGCATAAATTGCCTTGTATGCAGTGTCTCTGAGTGACCGGCTGACTCTTATGGAATTATTATCTCTCATGTACCTTCTGATTTCTCCGATAATCATAGGGATGATGGTTGGAACGCGAGAAAGTACCTATTAATATATGCTAAAATGTATGTCTATGTCATCGCCTGTGATAACTACCTTTTCAACACACTCTTTTAGCACCTTGTTTTTCTCGGAATCCGTCAGTGTATCCCACACGTTGGACATCTCTTTTATTTTCTCTATTTTTTCTCCCCGTCCAGCTTTCTCCCGGATGTCTTCTGCCTTTAGTTCTTCCCGTAGGTTTTTTAGTGTTTTTTCTTCTGCCTGGATAACATCCAAAAGCGTATCTGTACCGGAACTACCGCTTGCATACAATGTGTATAGGCGTTTCAGTTTTGCTTCGCTTAGTGATATCTCTTTTTCTATCATCTTCCTAGTGCTTTCAGATTCATTCTCTTTTTCTTCGACATTAACGATAAATCGTTTAAAACAGTCCTCTACTTCTTTTTCTACCACATCTGCCCTCACCTTTTTATTCTTGCAAGGGTTCCCTGTCTTAGATATATGCTCTTTTTCCTTGTACTGTGAGTAACATACTATCTTGGTGTACTTTCCCCACTTCTGCATACGCATTTTAGTACCGCATTTTCCGCAATAGCACAACCCGGTAAGCATATGCTTGTTGCTTACATAAGCATTTGTGGATCTCTTTTTTATCTCTTCCTGTACTTCGCAAAATAGTTTTTCGTCTATGATCGGTTCGTGTAAACCTTGGTATACTCTTCCTTTGTACTGTATCTTACCTACATAGGTTATTCTACGAATAATGTTCGATACAAGCTTTTCCGAATGCATCCCGAGAATTTTTTGAATCCTATCACACGAATACCCGTCCCGGAACATCTGAAAAATAGCTTTTACCTTTTCCGCTTCTTCCGGGATAATATGTAATATCCCATCGTTCCTGTCGTACCTATATCCATAAGGTATCGTACCGCCACCCATCCACAGTCCACGCTTTACACGTTCCACCATCCCGGCTCTTGTACGCATATAGATAACCTCACGCTCATACTGTCCCATGACAGCATTAACGCCCAACATCACACGATCCATCGGTGTCTCATTCCGTAAGTCCTCTGTAGCTGATACCACCTCTACATTGTATTTTGGTAAAAGTTTACTCACAAGCGTAAGAGTATCTACAACATCACGGCTCATTCTATCAAGCTTATAGATGTATACTGCCTGTATTTCTCCGGCTTCTGCATCTTCCAGAAGTTTCTGTATGTTCGGCCTTTGGATATTGCTCCCTGAATATCCCCCGTCCACATACCATCTGGCTATCTTCACGCCCCTTTTCTTGGCAAGTTCCTTTATCTTGTCTTCTTGGACATCAAGACCATACTTTTCGGTCTGTGCTTCTGTAGACACTCTCATATAACCTACATTTAATTTTTTCATGTCAATTCTCCTTTCAATTTAAAAAAAAGAATTGACCAAGATTCTATCAAGGTCAATTCTAAAATATCACTTATTTTTTGTCAACTTTTCTGAAAGAATCCTTTTTACCGCCTTGTTATGGATTTCATAATTCGAAAGTTCTTCTTTTGTCACCTGTTTGCCGTTCACAAAGATTCTTACCATCCGCATCACTCCTTTTCGGTAGTATTCCCGTGTTTGTTCCTTTTTATTCCGAATAGCCTTTCTGCCATCTTTCCATCGTCATGTTCTCCCCAAAGTATCCACCTATACATTTCATCCAAGACTTTCCTCCGATACCCCTGGAAGTCTTTTCGTGCAATCGGTATCCAGTAACGCTTACTTATATAGTCGTATCCTATTCCCGTGATAAGCGAGAAGAACAATATCCCCGATAAGTCATTATTTGCATTCTGACACCATTTCAGTAATTCAAGTTGATCGTTTCCACGCATCCTCTGGCATTCGTTCAACATCTTTTTTTCGTCCTCTTCGCTTATGTAGTAGATGTCTTTATGTGCCCCTCTCAGATATTTGTCTCTTACTCCGGCCATTAATCAATCCCTTCCTTTTCGCATATCCTAATACATCACTTTTGACCAAATAGTAGTTTTTCTTTCTTTTTACCGTCTTCTCCTTTGTTTTTTCTTCCAACACATTCACCATTAAGCGCATCCTCTAACGCCATTTGCATCTACAAAATACCCGCTTACTTTAAATATCTTTGCCATGTTTATTCTCACCTTTCTTTAATGATTCCTGTCTATCCGTTTCGATTATCTTAATTCAAAATATCTAACAACCTCTCCACTATTAATTTTCTCATCTATATCTTTTAAAGCATCGTCTACACTTTCAAACTTGCATGGGCATATATGTTCTTTCGTAAGATTTATAAAAGAATATGTGCCATCTAATTTATTTTTCATAATCGTTACGACAACTTCATCTTTCGGTCGTTCCACCAACCATCTTCTCATTCCACTTCCTCCAATAATTCCGGATTATCAAATATATTGCCTATTACTTCCATCTCATTTAACTTGATGTACGTGTCCGTAAGTGGCATCGAATAACAGAACGGCTCGCATTTACTTAATTCATCCGTTGGAATCACTTCATAATGCCATCCAATTACACTGTCTATTACTTCTTCGCTTTCCACTTCTATGACGTTAAACTCTCCGAATACTGCTTTTACAAGATCATCCGGATTACCATGACACATCAAAATGTCGTTTTCCCATATTTCCTCGCCTTTTAAATCAGTCAAATTCACATATCGGCAAATGGTATCTTCATCAACCAGGAATTCACCCTCGAGGCTTTTATCATAGATATAATTCTCGTCACTAAGATAGCCATGCACCCATATTCCGTTGAGATGCTCATTACCTGGAATTGCATGAATATGTTTCGCTCTGAAAAGTATTTCTCTACTCATATTCCTCAACCACCTCTAACTTCTTCAAGTCCTCGATAAGCCACGGTTCGGAATCTGACAATTTGACCATCGGAAAAACAACGTTGAAGTCACTAGAAATTCTTCTTGCTTCGCCCGTGTAAACAAAATGTCCGACTTCGCTTTTCTCTGGAATTTCCGTAAATACATAAACTGCATTTGATATATTATCTCTCGCCATGTATTTCCATCTATCTCTGAGATAATCTAAAAATGATCTATCCATCTTGCTTATCACCAGCTTTTCGGCGTACTCCGATTCAGCCCATTCTCTTCTTAATTCCGTACAACTTTTATCACCAAGTAATGAACATTCATCACACTCCATATCGTAACAATCAATTGGCTTTCCAGTAGATTTACGCACTGCGACATCATTACCACTACACGCAATCTCAATAATCTCTTTTGCATACTTCTCTTTATTCTTCATCTCTTCCACCTCGCTTAACAATTTCAATGGCTCTACCCAAACATTCTGCTGTGTACCAATCTTCTCCACTATCTGATGTTTTCTCTTCTAACAGTTCATTCAACTGTTCAACAACTTTATCCATGTAATAGACTGTCGGACTTCCAACAATGTATCCTATCGCAAGACTCATTCCCTCTATAACATCAAGATTGTATTGGTATTTCATGCGATCCATATCAATTCTCATTCTTCTTATAAGCTTGTCCGCATCAATCAGTCTTCCCATTGTCCGTCCTCCAATTCCACATTCTTACCGCCCCTGCTTTCGTATCCGCATCGCCAGCTCTCCCACCGCAACGGCTACATATCACCCAGTATCCCGTTCCACCGCCTAATGTTATTGGGTACTCTCTGGAAAGGATATATCCTTTCGCTCCGCAGAATGGACACAGCTTTAATCTTTCGTTATTCTGCATCTTCCCCTTCTCCTTTGTATGGTTCCGGCAACGGCATCCACGCTATTACATCCAAAATTCGCCATCCATCCGTGAAATTAATTCCATCCCAAAAAGCTCTAAATGGATATGCTTTGTCTTGGGCGCTACTTCCGTATTTTTTCGTTACTAAATACGCTTCAAGACATTTTCCATCAAACGCCGGATTTTCTTTCGGCTCTTCCGGTAGTCTCTCACTGCATGGAATCCATTTCATTTGCTGTCCTCTTAAAAGTGTATCTTTTAATTCCTTTTTGGATATTATTTTTAGTAAAATGTTGAAACAAAAAGGTGTTATTGTCTGAAAAATAAACTCTTCTTCCGTTTCTCGTACTTTTGTTGCATAATCAACTGTAATTTTTTCTATGTCTGCATTTTTGATCTCTTTATTCACTTTTCTACACCTCTCTTTATCTCTTTTATCTTTTCGTCATATTCTTTAGTCGGAACGATTATGGCGCACAATCTAACATTGTTTCTATCCACGCCGTGATTTTTGAAATGGCAATCTCTTTTTAGATTTACATACTTATCGCCGACACAATATGCAAAATCTATCAGGCAGAGCGGGTTCTCTCCTATTATGTAAGTCTCGATAATAACTCCGTCCCCATAACCTCTTAAATATTCATAATATGCCCATAGAGGTTTGCTTTTGTCTTTTTCAGATACGATCTCGCCAGTGCTTCTGTCTACCCAGTACATTTATTCCACATCTTCATCTGCCGGGAATTGAAAAATATTTTCCTCCGCAAACGTTTCTAAAAGTTGTTCTATTTCATCTGTTCTTCGAAAGCTCATAGCCATAGTGAGTGAGTTCATTCCGTTGTTTCTCGTTTTGCACCATGCATACCTGTTTCTGCACATTTCCATAGCCTTAATAGCTTTCTCTTCGGTGGAATAATCGGCGAGCTGAATATAATCCGAACTTCCCAAATCGTTTAATGGATATGCAACCACCGTTCTGTCAAGGCGAGCAACCACGGCTTGTTCATAAGGTATATCACAACATCCATCTTGGCTAATTATTCTCATTTTTTCTTACCTTTCTTCCGAAAATCTTTCTTGCAATATCCGGTTGAGCAGTACCCACCTCGTCCAAAACCAAATCTTTCTTTTTCTGCTTGTTTCCAATATTTACAGCTCATACATTTTGCATCTGGCTGTGTGACATTTGCTCCTATTCCGATTCTACTCATCTTCATCCTCCTTTACATAATCCGGGCATTCTTCCATGTATTCATGAAAATGTATTCTGTCGCACACACTATTGCGATTATTGCAGTATTTGTAATGCTCGCATTCTATGCAACATTTGAACCTCTGCTTTCCGTACTTTTTGCATTCATATCTGCATCCCATACGCTTTATCCTCCCAGTCAATCTCTCTTCCGCATTTGCTACAGTATTTCGGTTTTTCCTCTTCCGGCACTATATATTCCTGTCCGCAGCATGAACATTTAAAATCAATGTCTTCCGTAGAATCATCCAAGATAATCGGTCGTGTCGGAAGTTTGTGGCATTCTTTCAGTCCTTTTCGGTATCCGTCCTGATACGCTTCTTCCTTTGCAATTCTTGTCTCTCTTTCCTCTACTGCTATATACGTACATAAGAGAATAATCATAACAATGCAATATGCCAATCTCATAAGTTTTTTCTCTCCCTTTTAGCTCCACGATACTTCTGGTTCTGCTTCAACCTCGATATCATCATCATACATATCCATAACATCCGTGATATCACAGAACGCCCTGTCTAATCTCATCATGAAAATGTCAAACTTATCTACATATCTTAATGAATTAAGATCAATTTCACCTCTAAATGATGTAATGCGGAATCTGCCATGCAGTTTTGATTCATGAAGATGAATTTTCTTTGTGAGATTCTCGTCTTCATAGCATTTGAACAATAAGTCGCAATATCTTCTACCAAACATAGAATCTCTCATTTCGACTGTTACATCGGCCGTAACATTCTGATATGACGGCGTTTCATCTACATTTATTTCAAGTTTTGATGTATCAACACTCTCGCTGACATATTCCTTGTATTTTTCGAACACTTCTTTTAAGCTGATTGTATCTTTATCCGGCTCTGTCATAAGACTCTTGAAGTTTCCTAAGATTTCTTTGTTGTCAATCAGATTTGTGCTGTTAATAATTTCCGTGAGAACTGCATCGAGTTTCACTGTATATTCGTCCAGATTTACTCTTTCGATTACCGGTGTCATTACTTCTTTTACTTTCTCATCTATAATCTTCTTTGCTTCACCTTTCCAGTTGAACTGATCTTCAATACTGCTTTTCAGTGCTTTTGTTACGGCATCGGATACAAGCTCTTCAACTGTTCCGTCATTCAATTTATCTGTTACTGCTTTCACTATTCTTTCTTCAAATGTACTCATAATTCGTTCCTTTCTCCCTGGCCATCTATTCATCTTTATCTTCAAGTGCCATCTCACTGAATCTCTTCAAAACATCTGGAATATTCATTCTCTCAATTGTTTCTTTCGCAAGATTCTCTTTCAATTTCTGTTCCAGTGACTTCACAAGACTTTCTTCCACTTCTCTTTTTGCAGTAGCAATCATATTTTCTACTTTTGTGCCAAGTTCTTTTTCCAAATATTGTCTCGTAATAAGATCGGCAGCCGATAATTTTCTGTCACTAGAAAAACTTGCAATGCATCCATCTCTATCGTATCTCTTTTCTGTAAGGAACAATTCAAACCTTTCTCCTACATACTCGGACAGAGGTTTATACGTTACCTCTTCACTCCAAGTGTTCTTCTTTTCCGGAATAATAATCTTTCCAATCTTCTCCTCACACACATTCGCAACGAACTGGTCTACGGTTGCCTGTATCGTTCCTTCTGCTTCAAGAATCTTTTCTGCGATTTTATCATCAACTGCTTCCACAGCTTCTGTTGTTGCTTTTTTTAGAAGTGCATCCTTAATACCACTAACAACTTGCTCCTTGATTTCTTCATCAATTGTATATCCGTCTTCTACATCCACCCAGTCCAATTCTACCTCAATATTAAATTTCGCCATTATAATCCTTCCTTTCTCCTTAAAAATGAGTAAAAAAATACCAACCACCGAATACTGATGGTTGGTAGATGAAATTATGCTTCTTTATACTGTTTCAAATCTGATTCGCTTAGTTTTTCAAAAACAAATCCGCAATCAAGACATATATACCTTTGCGTTTCAACCGACATTATATTTGCAGGTTCTGTACAGGTTACATTCCCTTGCACACTTACTTTTTCTGGAATTCGTTTTGTTAAGGCTGTACTTCCACTAATTCTTTCGGTATTTTCGCTTTTACAAAATGGACATTTCATTGGCATTTTCCTCCCCGTATATTTGATACGAAAATTATACCATTCCAACCATCAATATTCAATTGTCAAGGTGCTTTCATGATTTTTCTCCACGTTTACAAATATCTAAAGCACAATGCATACATCTTTTGCTCCCAGTCACACCGAGATAAAAGCTCGTCAAAATCCTTTTCCGGCATGAACTTTATCCCGTAATGCAATCTGAATATGATTTTATATAATTCTTCAAACATTGCTACTCCTTGTATTTCTTCAAAATCTCTGTAATTGCTTTCATGTGATATGCCATGTTTTGGATATCTTCATCTTTAATCGAACCAAGACCGTATTTCCTGTCAAAGTCCTCAAACGCACGTCTTCTATCTTTAATTTGTTTAAACATGATAGCTAATTCATTTTCTTTTTCCGCATTTTCATCATACTCATAAAAAATCTCATTCTTATCATGTTCTCCGAATTGATCTGTCTCAATCTTTGTCCGTTTCGGAGTAATTCTTGTAATTTTTGCCGGAGTAATTAACTGGTGTCGGAATGATGATTTCCATCCGAAGCTCACCTCTCTTGCAACTCCTACCACATCCCCGACTTTCAATGTGTCTTTGTCTATCTCTTTTAATTCAATGTACATATTCTTCTCACCTACGCAAATCTTAATTGTTCCTGTGTATCATTAGCTTGCTTCACTATTAAGAAAATCCTCAATGCTCATTTGACCAACGATATCATCTTCCTGTATATTGTCCGCTGCTACTTTCAAATTTTTAATAGCCTGTTTGTAATAACTTTCTTTCAGCTCGCATCCTAAACCTCGTCGATTCAGTTTTACCGCCATGTATGGTACGCTACCAATTCCGGCAAACGGATCAAAAACTATATCTCCCGGATTGCTCCATAATTCAATGCATCTCTGAATAACTTCCAACTGTAACGGGCAAATATGTCTTTCATCTTTTTCATCTCTTGCCGATGTTCTCTGTAAGGTGTCAGACTGTTTAATATCCATCCACACAGGACTTGCATATTTCTGCCACACGTCGCAAGGAAATGATTCATCAGTATGTGTGATTCTTTCTGGATTATCACCAGGTTTTCTCATTGTAACAATATAATCCGGGATACCCTGTCTGTTCATGGAACTATCTTTTTTAATCTGCTTCCAAAGTAATCCCAATGCTTTTGTTCTCTGCATTTCGGTAACCGGATTTTTCCAAATTGTCACTTTGGAATGGTATATAAATCCGCAATCTTCAAATACTTGTCTGATAATTGACGGAAAGTCTTTTAGTCCAATCACACCATCTTTTGACTTCATTAACGGCAAATCCATGCAATGAAAGCTCAGCAATCTTCCAGGCATTGTAATTCTGTAAAGTTCTTTCGCTAAGAATTTGAAATGTTCATAGAACTCTTCATCATCTTTGCAATTTCCCATATCTCTGTCTGAATTAGAGTATGTATATAGGCTTGCAAACGGTGGGGAAAAGATTGTGTAATGAATACTATCATCTGGAATACCTTTTACCACCTCGCAAGAATCTCCATTGTAAATTGTGTATTTGTCTGCTACTATCTGATCTAAAATTTTCATTAGTTGAATTCCTCCCATTTTGGCAATTGCATTTCTTTTTCAGCATCATAAGGTGTACTGATTCTGCAAGTTTTTCTCAGTTCTTTCTTTGTGATTTCCTTTGTCAGTTCAATCATTCTAGATTTCATCTGTTCATCTTTTTTCTGTTTCTGTTCAATATTATCTTTCACGCATCCTTCTTTTGCCGAAATGATAATATACACATTTACTGGTTTCCCTTGCCCGAATCTCCAACAACGCCGTACTGCTTGATAATACGCTTCGTAACTGTCTGATAATCCTACAAAAATCATGTTGTGGCAGTTCTGCCAATTCATACCAAATCCAGCAATTTTTGGTTTCGTAACCAATGCTTTAATATTTCCATCAGAGAAAGACAACATGGAATCTTTTTTGTGTTCCGGCTTGTCAGAACCTTTCACTTCAACCGATTTATCTATCATCGAATGAAGTAATGAACTTTCGTCATTCAGATCGCACCATACCAGCCATTGCTCTTCCGAATCATTTACAAGGTCTGCTGCTGTGCTGCACCTTAATCCAATGCTTTCTTTTCTAGCTTGTCTACGCTGCGTCAGTGTCAATGTGTCCATAGTTGGTTCATCGCCATCAACAATAATTTGGTTCACATTCAATTCTGGCAGATCAAATCCTTGTTCTGCATATCCCAAATCTCTAGGATTTCCAATAAAAACCGCCCAAGATGCCATCCACTGCCAAAATACATCCTCTGCATGCCCTTTCAATCTCCATTTTGAAGTTTCTCCACCATCATGTACGAAAAACATTGATAACATTTCGGCTCTTGTCATAACTCCTAAGAATTCGCTATGATTTCCAAGTTCCATGTAATCATTTGGGGAAGGTGTCGCAGTACACGCTAATTTGTATGGAACTTTATTAAACGTGTCGATTATCTGCGTCCTTACTTTCCCAGTAAAAGATTTCAAGATACTGCTCTCATCAAGAACAATCCCTGTAAATTCCTTTGCAATAAATCTGTCTAACTTTTCATAGTTTGTTATGCTAATTTCCTTGCAGTCTGATTGCGACTCACAAACAATCGCTTCAATTCCAAACTTTTCTCCCTCTTTTGCCGTCTGTGGTGCAACTGCTAATGGCGCAAGTATCAAAACCTTTCCACCAGTTCTCTTTGATACTTGGTTAGCCCATTCAAGCTGCATGGCTGTTTTTCCAAGTCCGCAATCAGCAAATATAGCAGCCCTGCCTTTTGCTAACGCCCATCTAACAATATCTTTCTCGTAATCAAATAGTTTCGGGTTCAATTCGTTTTTATCAATATCGAATCCAGAACTCTCGAGAACAAATTTCTTGTTATTTAAAAAATCTTGATAATTCATCTTCTCAAAAGGAGCCGATATATCTTTGCCCGGCCGGAGCTCCGTACTCCTTTCTGATTGTTTTTAATCCAACTCTGTATTTTTGTCCACAAGATCAATTAATCCAAGTGGTGAAATATCTTCCAGTTTGTATTGCAGTCCATCACACAGTTCTTTGTGCTCACATTTGTCACAGTCAATTTCTATTGAACTGCAATATTCGGCTAACTCTCTGATTTTCATGTCACTTCACCTCATTTTCTCCTGTGTTCATGGTTACTCCTTTACTCGGCAGATTTCTTCGTACACTGTAAAGAATTTTCCCTCGTGCTCCTTACAGTATTCTTCCAAAATCCTTTTCATTGACATCTTGAATGTTTCATCTTTTACTTCCGTGACATCTTCCTCGTACACGCATCTTCTCCTGGAGCCTGTATCTTCAATCACTCGAACAATGCAAGCAAACTCAACCTCGACATCTTTCTTCTCATGGTCTGCTTTCCACTGTTTGAGGATTTCAATAACTTCTTCTGCTTTATCTCTTCGGAAGTTTTGACACGGCATTTTCCCTTTTGCTTTACTAATAGGACATCCACCAAAGCATTTGTTTTCACAACAAATTTCACCTAAAACCTTAATTGCTTCTTCCGCACTCATTTCTTCTACTGGTTCAAGCATATCTTCATACCAATCGTAAAAGCCGTTATCCTCATCAATTTTGTATTGATCTTTTTTCACTTCACTAACCGTAACTATCATTCCGTTATACTCCAATGTTTCTGGACTAAAAGTAGATACGCAGTGAGCTTTCATATACAAAGGTAAGTTTTCTTTTACTCTTACCTTGTCTCCAACCTTATATTTCATCTTCCTCACCTACGCTTTCGTTGAAATTCCGTTAACTTTTACATAATCCACTGGCAGTACCATGCATTTTCTTCCGTCAACTTCCTTGATTTCAAGATTACTGATGAAATCTGCATTGATAGTTATCTTCCCCTCTGAAACCTGGATATTAACCACCTTGTTGTCGCAAATGTTACTTGCCATAACAGGTACATTCCCGATGTTCTCCCAGTAAGCATCCTCAAACATTTCCATCTTTTCATCCGGTACACCGCTGTTACAGAATATCTTTTTCAGTTCGTTTTCACACATTTTGTATGGCTCCGGGTCTTCTGCATGGCGTTCCATCTCTTCGGATATGCCCTCAAAGATGTCTTTCACGGTCTTGCTGTCTGCATCTTCTCCAAGTACATCCTTTAACAACTTACCGAATTTATCTTTCTCTCCATCGGCAGATACAACCAAATCAATTCCAAGTACCTCTCGGACCATTTCTTCTTGTACCTCGGCAGACTTCCGGGTGTAATAAAGTACGCTATGTACATCCGTCTTCCGGTCGTTAAATGCCGGGAATAGAAATCCTTTGTCCGGCATACCTACTACCCAATCACGGGTTCTCTCTTCCATCCGTTCATCTTTCCCGTTGTAAGTAAGACCGGCTTTTGAAAGTTTCACCGGGCAGATGCAACAAAGAATGAAATCGTATACTTCCTCAGATGCATCTTCCAACACTTCTCCGTCCGATGTCTTTCCCGGTACGTCATATACTGCGTGGATAAGTATGATGTAGTAATTCTCAGCGCAGTCATAAGATGTAAGAATCTTTTCGTAGAATTCATCAACAATTCATGTTCTTCGCCCTCTGGGTCACTGCTTCTACTTTCTTTCAGCTTGTATTCCAGGTTCAACAGGTTCTTTCCGATTTTCCCGGATAAGGTCTTTTTAAAGATGTCAAAATACTTAAATGCCTGTTCTTCCGGCAGTGAAAGAAACGCTTCTTCTCTTTCCATGCGCTTTTCTTTTTCTCCATCTACATAGCATCCGGCTATACGGGTGATCGCACAATTCTCTGGTGAGAACTGCTTTCTGATTTCCAATACTTCTTTTCTATTCACTGTTTATTCCTCCTCAATTTTAGATGCAAAGATGTTAGATTTTAGGATGCAGAATGGGCGAGCCCCTTTACCATAGTCGCATCGTGTGTAGTCAATGCGACCGGACGGTGTGACAATCGCTACTAAGCTCCCACATCCTCTCTCTTTTGTACTCCAAGGTGTGCATGTCCAGTAGCAATTTGTCAGCCATTTATTTATCAACAGGTCATTATATTTCCTTGCTTCCTCAAATGTCAGTGGTCTGACCTTGTCATCTATAGAGCCGTATTTTTTCTGCATATCAACCGATATAAGACTTGCTGGTGTATAGCAAAGATTCTCGTCACCAAATTCTTCTAAGAATGCCGGATAAATTCCTTTATAAAAATGCTTTCTTAGTTTTGATAATGAATAATTCGCACTATAACCATCAAATTCTTCTTGGTTATGGTATAATCCCTCTGTGATAACCGCTGTGCAATCTCCTTTCTGATCCAAGACAATAAATCTTCCAATGCCTGTGTCAAACTTCCCTCCAACCGGAATATCTTTCAGCATTACTTTGTCTTTCTGGTTTTCCTCTTCAAAAGTTGCTTCTAACAATTCTTTTTTATTCATCTTCTACCTCCACGAGTTCACCATTCTTTAATGTGTACCATGTGTTTTCTTTTACTTTTTCTCCATCCACACGAACCATTAACGATTCTACGAATTCCCACGCTTCTTCTTCCCAGTACCATGCATCATTATCAATCCGTTTCCATTCCGCAAGGACAAGTGTGGATCCTTTTACACCTTTTGCCATTGCTTCTGGCCCCCAAGCTACAGCTACGCTATTTTGGTTTTCTGCTGCCGACTTTCCCTTGTAGCCTGTCGCACTGGATGCCCCATAGTCCTTATTAGCTTCTGCTTCTGGCTTAACTCTTTCTTTCGTATATTCGATAGCTGCCTGTACCAATCCGGCAATGCTCACTCTTGCCCCCAATCTTAATCTTCGTAGATGCTACTTTCGTATCATCAGATCTTTTCGATATCTCTCCACTCTGTTCGACTTCATGATATACACTGTGTGCCGGATCATAATATCCAAGGCAATCTAACGGGTGCTCGCATGCATGAAATCCGCAGTTGCACGCTTCGGCTTTTTCTTCTTCGTATTCTTTCCCCTCTTCATACTGGAAATCTCTGCAAGTCATATCTTTGTTTAATCCTTTATAAGCTTTTATTACTTCTCCCACTTTTGTTCCTCCTAAAATTAAATTTCTTCTTTTTCTCTTTCTTTTTTCTTAACCACTCCGCAAGATATTCCTCTTGCTCTTTGTCTTCCAGTTCCTGTCTTGTCACAAAGTCACCTCCGAACATCGTTCTTTTTTGCTACGTCTTACTATTCTCCGCTTTTTCTTTGTTTCTCCAGGTAATTCAGCTTTAGCACTCGCCCAACTACAGTCTGCCAAAGGACAGATAAAACAGTTTGGATAAGTGCATCCATCCGGTTTTTCCATATTCTTCCTCCTATGTAATAAGCTTTCTCTCTAGATCATTCATGTCATAGTTCCGGCCATCGAAATTATTAAATCCTTTTTTCTCCTGTCCGCTATCCTCGTACTGTCCCTCAAAAACTTTTGTGAAATTGTTCGGTAACACAAACCAGTCGAATGTTATCTTCCAGTTCTTCACTTTTCCTTGTAAGTACTTGCTTTTCTTCACATTGTCCACTGCTTTCAAGACATCATCCAATCCGTTGCTTTCTAATCTCGCTTGTAAATTCTGATATCTCTTGGAAGTCTTCTCTATCTTCTTTACAGGTTTTATCCCGTAGCTTTCCAAATCGTTCCAAGCTTTTATGACAGCTTCAACGGATCCATTGTCTTTCTCCGGCTTTTCTTCCTGTCTTATCGGCTTATCTTTTTTTTCATTCTTCTGTTCGGTCTGGTATCTTGCATAGTTATTCACCGTATATACGGTATATCGGTTTGTTGTTTTGCATGTAATCTCACCTGTTTTTCTCAAATGTGAAAGTGCTGTCCTCAGTTCGCTCTCAGACAACCCTGTTTCTTTCGAAAGAACGGATGTCGAAGAAACAAATGATCCTCTTTTGATCTCTTCTCCAAGAAAGCTTGCTTCTTTCCAGAAGGCTTTTAGTAACATATGCAAGAATAACCGACACGTCTTTATATCTGGATACCAGTCCCATTCCAGTATTTTTCTGCTAAGTTTTATGTAATTCTCGCTCACACCTCTTCAATATCCACCTCAATTCTCGGATTTTTCTTATCAACATAGAATTCATCCGTGAATCCAACTATGTTTTTCCATCCATCGTCCTGTAAGACTTTGGTATCTACTAATGCATCTTGGATACACTTTCGCCCAAATGCGCTCACATTATCCAAATCCCGTCTCTTGTCCGGCTCATACCATCGGTAGTGCATCCGTACTTTTCTTGTTATTCGCAATCTTCCGAATTGCTCATATATAGCTTGCATCACACGGGATTCATTATCTTTCTTCATATCCGCTCCCTTGTACCTGTTGGTATTCAGTGCCCGGATATAATCATTCATGTTGTTCATTTTGCCTTTCACCATCAAAATGTAATGCATTGTAATCCCTACCTATCTTTTTCCAACTCTCAAACGTCTGCTTCATGCAGAGCCGTTTATACTGGATCGCTCTGGCTCTATGTAATTCTTTCCCAATGTATTCATGGAATGCTTTTTCATCTACCGGATCACCCGGAATCGGTCTGAATACGCCATCTCCAATATTCACAATACAGTCACCATTGTTATTCGCATGCTCTATCATTCTTCGAAAGATTCTATCAACATTCATGTTGCACGGACGTTGTATTGCGTTTCTATGTCCATCCGGTATTCGAATAAAATAGCTTTCTGCCGTCTCTCTATTCTTTCCCAAACGCTTTTTCTCCTTTCTGCCGGAGTGTGGCTTCTCCGGCCGTGATACAATATCTTGTGCTGTGCATATCGAATGGGTGAGATGATATGCGTTAGAACCTGTTAATAGTTCCTTTTGCCACATGAATCTATATTTATTTAGTTACAACCTGTTCTTTCCGAACACCTGTATGAACTCTTCTCTTGTTCCGTAGTGTTCTTCAAAATATCTCTGTGCCATTTGCTTAAGTTCTAAGTCCAACCCACTGTTTGGGTTCCCGTGTACGCTCTCGGGCGTAAATTCATGTAAATGTGGTGCTAACGGAATCACAAATCCGTATTCTTCCGATTTTTTTCTGTACGGACCATAGAAAATGTGGTGTCTGTGGCAGTTTGGGCTTCCTGTAAAGTAGCAGTGTTCCATATCGTCAGTGAATACACTTTTAAGTCTTTTCGCCAATCTTCATACCCCATCTTTCTTTCATCTCTTGAATCTGGTTCGGTGTCATTGTCTCTATTCCAAGTTCTTTCGCTTCGTACACAGTCCCGTCAATCAGTTTTGACATTTCATCGGTATCGTAAGTATGTGAACCTCGCATTACCAGATTCACCCGGAATACTTTTCCTTTCTGATTGGTGGTTGTCCTAGACGTAGGTTGCAGATGAACAAATTCCACATTGTATGCGTCTATATCATCGTCCAATGGGAGCGGAACTAATGCACCGTTAATGGTTTCGTACTGTCCATATTCCGCTATTAGCTTATTCTTTATGTACACCTTGCTGTTCCCGGTCGCATCTGCAATCTTTCCAACCAGTACATGGAAATAAGAGTTTGCATCGAGGCTTCTTTTTTTCTTGTATGCCTTAATCGTTATTGTAATCTGCTTACCTCTAAGGTTCTCAAATGCCTGTCTCGCGTCTTCGTTTAGCGTTAGACTGGCTTTTTGCTTATTGGTGGCAAAATCCACCGCCAAGCTATCAAAAGTACCTGTATAGTCCATTTACACACCAAACATCTTTCTGGCTTCTTCCTGATTATCACGGAACCACCCGTACTGCTGTTGCGTCAGATCTTCAATCTTCTGTGCACTGTATCCGGCTATAGCCTTTACTTCATCAATTTTGTTTTTTTCAAATATCTTCCGAAGTTCTTTTATCTGCCCTTGTGTAATCTTTCCGTCATTGGCTTTCTGTTCTTTCTTTCCACCGCTCTTTTTATCGGCTCCCGTCTGCTGCGCGTATTCGTTCGTTTCAGGATCCTTTACATCATCCAGAAGAAATAATGCGTTCATGGCGTACTTTCTGGCGTAGCTTGATGCGGATCCCGTAACCTGTGATTCGTCCATCTTCGGTTTCGTCTCCGGCTCCCGTGCATACGCCGGAACAGATATTTCTCCACCATTTTCGCAGTCGATAAATGTTGCTGTCGATTTCACGTATACTCTTCCGGCTATCTCCACGATTTCATCTTTCAGCGTAAGAGATACATTGTATTCCCTTGAATATTTCTTGAACTCATTCAAGATACTCTCTGCGCTTCTGTAATCGTATCCACCAAAATCGTTATGCTTGTCTTTCGGTACATCCATTCTTGTCTGGATCTCGGAAAGCTTCTCTGTGATATCAAGTTCACGTTTGCTCTTTTCTTCTGCCATTACACATCTTTCCTTTCAAAGTAAACGCCTAGAGAAGTTAATGCCATTTCAATCTCTTCCAGTTCTGCATCCGTAGCCTTAACCGTAAATACTACCGTCTTCGAATCTTCCGTGGTGAATTCCGCTGCTTTCACTTCGTCCACCGTCTTGATCTGGTCGATGACTTTCTGTTCTGCTTCTGTCTTAAGTCTTTCCTCTTCACGGATTCTGGCACGTTCTTCTTCTCTTACCCTCTCGCGTTCTCTTTCGAGTTCACGATCACGTCTTTCCTGTTCCTCTTTCTCTTTTCTCCGTAAGATTTCCGCTTTTTCCTGTTCGTAGCGGTTAATAATCTGGATAGCAAGAGCAAGGTTGTTGTTCTCCATGTACAGGTTCAACGCCTGTTCCTCTTTTTCAGACTTCATAGCCTTAATGGTTGCAATATCCTGTCTGGTCTGCATAACCTTTGAGTTTATCTCTTCCCGGATAGATTTCATCGTGGTGGATGCATTTGTCCACTTCTCACCGTAGATTTTTTCCAGTGGGATGTAATCATGCAGTTCTTCTTCCACAAATTCGTTGTACAGGTTCTGGATTTCTGCTTTTTTCTCTTCTACACGTTTTGCTTCAAACTCTTTCACCTGTCCGTCAATCAGTGCGATAGGTTTATCAATCACTCCGATCAGCTCTTTCACCTTGCCCTCAAACACTTCATAAGGCTTCATGTACTCTTTCTTCACTTCAACCTTGCGGTCGTTCACTGCCTTTCTCAGCTTTCTGAGGTCTGCCAAATCACCTTTGGCTTTCTGCTTATCCTCTTCTGCAAACTGCTTTGTCTCATACACTGCCATCTCTGTTTCAAGAGATTTCTTAATGTCCTCAAAGTTTCCGGTGATAACCCCCATCGTCTGATTTATGGTCAATTCCAATTTTTGCATTTCGTTTACCTCCTAAAGTTCTTTCACGATTGTTTTACACTTGTTTTTTTCTGCTACCTTGTCGGCAAGCTTATGCACATAAGCCTTGTCCATATCTGTTTCATAGGCATATGCCCCGATACGGTATTCTAAGTCCGGTTTGCAGATCATCCATATCTCTGCCATCTTCTTTCCCTCCTGTGATCTCTTTCACGCATTCTTCGCATAGCACCTGTCCGTCAAACGTGTATAAGCTGTAACCACTGTATACAGGTCTTCCACAGCATGTGCAATATTCTTGTTTTTCTTCTTACGGCTCCGGCGGTATGGTCTTCCAATGGTCATAGCCTTTAATGCTTTCCATCTTCATCCCACCCCATTAACTTTAAAATCATGTCTCGCTCAACATAGCTGTTTTTGCGGACAAATCTTTTCAACGTGTCCAGTTGCGCTTTCTGGTAGGCATATCCGTGTACTGAATTTTCGTAGTCGCTCACGATATATGCCACTGCATCCATTACGCTCTGTAAGCTATCTTTTTTCTCTTCTCCCATGTTCAAATCTCCTTTCATGTGTTATAATTTTCTTGAATGTTTTTCTGAGTGCTTGATTGGATTTTCCATCGGCACTCTTTTTTATACACATCCGGCTATCATAACCGCCAATGCGTATAGCGTAATCACAAGTGCTATCCTGTAGTAGTTAAGCTTGTCTTCCATGCGCTACCTCCTACCCGATCATAAGTGTCAGCATTGCGATGAATGTGACGAACCATAAGAAACGCCAAAAGATTACTTTTCTTTTCAACTTGCGGATGATCTCTGTTGCCATTGTCATGTGTGCTTCCTCCTGTTCTTCAGATTTGCGAATTACAGGAGAATGTGTTATAATCAACCTGTATTCGCTAAGTGTTCGTTAGCGGTACACCGCCCTGTCTGGTATGCCAGTACCAGCGGGGCACTTTTTATGTCCCTTTTATCGTCAGACCGATTGTGTCTGACATATATCTATATTCTTTTTATTCTTATTCTTCTTTATATTCTTCTATTGTTGTCAACTGGCTTGCGAATTGATTGTTAATGGATTGTCGTGTGGCTTGCTAACCGTTTTTGCTTGACAAGCAGTTTTGCCTTATTTTTCAAGGGTTTTAGCTTGTCATTTGCTTGTCAACTGGCTTGTCAAAATTTTCGATTTTTTTAAAATTTCTTTAATTTTGGCTTGTCAATTGATTGTTATCTGAGTGACGTTTGGCTTGCGACCAGTTGCCGTTTTCCCCTTATTTTTCAAGGGTTGTGGCTTGCTAAGTGGCTTGCGATTTGACCAAAAATCAACTGCTATTTTCGCATTTACCTTTTCAATAATTTGAATACATTGAAAAATAAATATTTTTAGGCTTTTTTACTGCCTTTTTATCTTACAACGTTGCCGGATGTTTCTGAAGTTTCTTCCAGCTCGAATCTGCCTTTGCCTGTAGCACGGTTCTGCCTTAACGCATTTGAAATTGTGCAAGGTGTAATTTTGAAATATTTAGCTGCTTCTCTGATGGAAGGAAATGTCTTTCCGGATTCCAAATGCCTTACAGGCTTCCTGTGACTATATCCGTAATCTTTAGGGGTATATCCATTCTCTAAAATTTCGCTAATTCTCTTTTCTGCATATCGTTCTCCATTTGATCGAATCCAATATTTTATAAGTGCACGGTCAACCCCTATTTTTCTTGCCCATACAGTTTCTGGAAGTGTTTCACCATTGACAGAAATTTTAATTGTATTTCTTCGGTTGTTTATGTTTTCTTCTCTCGATATCCATCTGCAATTATCCGGCGTATAATCTCCGTCATTATCTTTCCTGTCGAGATCAAGTCCTTTTGAATATCCATTAGACAAACTCCAACTTAAAAATGGCTCAAATTCTTCCCATTCTTCGCATACTTTTATCCCACGCTCTCCGTAGTTTTTGTAAGCTTTACAATTAGGATTTTTGCAACGTTGCTTCATAGATTTCCACGCCCAATAAATATTTTTGTTCTCACTTCTTAACGACATTACTTCCTCCAATAACATTTTTGACTATCGATGTAACTCCGATGATTATTGCCACCATTGACTGATCTATCTTTCTTTTCATCTTTGCTATCACTCTCCTTGTCTTTTCTTCTGGATTCTCCTATACTGTTTATACAGGCACTGCCATGCCGAGTAATCCAGAAAGGAGTTTCAATTATGGTATTAAGTACTAATGCAGAAAATTTCTTAAAATACCTTTTGGATATCTATAAAGATACAAAAGAAAATAAGTTTTTATTATTTCTCTTACATGGATTTCCCTAATCATGATTCTGCAATAGAAGAATTAGTCGAGAATCACTGCATCCATAAAACAAATAACATCAATGGGTGTATCAAAATCTCAGAAGATATTCTTCTTTAATCATTTCCCTAAGTGTCCTTGCTATCAGCCATTTCAGCAACTTCGCTCAGGGTTTCCCTTTTGCTGTTTACTAATTCCACAAACTGTTCAAATTCAATACCACCATCAAAAGAAAATTCTTGAATATTGATTCTCATGTCTACAGTCGGACACAACTCTCCGCTTTCATTTCTTGCGTGATAGTTCAGGTCTTCTATGCCGTTTGTGATGTATTTACCATCAATGAAAACGTTTGTGCTCTTTCCTATCTGCACCAATGCAAATTTAGGATTCATGTTGTAACCTCCTTTAATTAAACTTTGCTCTGGCAGACATCAGCTCAGCCAGAGCTTTTGTCATTTCGGCCAATTCCTGACTTTCATAAATAGATGCAACACGTTCTGTTTCTTTCTGCAAAAAGTTACACAGTTTTTCAATGGCGTTATCTACTTTTAAAAGTTTGTCCTGTTCCATGTTGTCACCTCCCTGTATTCAATTTATGTTATGCATTGACTTGTCCGATGTAATAAAACAGTAGTAATGCTACCGCCAAATTTATTGAAACCTGTGAACTGCAAGTCAAATACGGCACTCTCAAAAACAACCAGAACGGTTTTTCGATTTCTGTTACGATAAACGCCACAATCAATGCAGTTATCCCGTATACCGCGCAAATAACCGATGCAGTTATCATCTTTGCTATCACCCCTTTTTGTGTTATAATTTTTCAAATGCTAAAGAAAAGAGGTTGTATAATGCACGCAATTTTTAATTTCATGCAAGAATTATTCACAAGAGAAAATGTAACTTTTGCTATCGCAGTTTTCGGTGCTGTCGGAACCGCATGGAACTTGTTTCAATCTCGGAGAAAGATAGAATTTATTCCTATCGGCTTCAAGCTGAAAGATGATAATGAACTGATCGTTCACTTCGAAATCATCAATCATTCCAGAATCGCTATATCAATCGTGAATATCTCTTACTTGTATGATGGCGTCCATTACTCATGCTCAAAAGAGCGTGCTATTGGCGAGTCAATTTATCACGAACGAATGCGATTAAGGAACCTAACAGACTTCTATACACAACCTTTTCCGCTACAATTGGTGGGGCTCGGTGGTACTTCGGAATATATTCGATTTGAACTCCCGCCAGAAATTCATCCAGATTTTTCCAAACCTCAGACTTTTCAAGTCTCTGCCAATCGTGGAAAGGCAACTGAAATGAAACTTCTGCTAACTGATTCGGATTCATCCAGTTTACGTAAATCTCGTATTCCGACTTTAATCCGTTCGTTCTTTCGAAAGTAGTTTCTACACAGTTGTCGTGTGTTCTCTGGGATATTGGCTTTCCATTGCCTAATGGACTGTATTCCACGCTATCACCTCCTGTATTTAATTGTTATGGTTCCGGCATCCCTTATGTTTTCTTCGCCGGAGTGTCCGGCTTCTTTTCTGCTTCATCTGCCAGACTTTCTACTTTGCCGAGAAAATAGCCTTTGTCAAATTCGGATAAGTTCGGCATTGCCTTTTTAATCTTCTCAACTATCTTTTTTTCTTTCTCACTCATGCACTCACTTCCTTTCTGTGCTATACTCCTTGTATCAATACCAAGGAGGTGCTCTTATAATGGAAATCGATTCTAAAAAACTGGCACAGATGATATCAGATTCGGCAATCGGGCTTTACAAGAAATCTTATTCTGATTGCTACGAAAAATATCTGGATAAATACGGTGCTGATATTGCAATGTCAAGAGCAATAAACGAATCAATCCCGATTCTTGTTGAGTATTTAGTAAAAGAAATTATTGAACTTAATAAGTAAGCTTTTTCCCGGTAATGTTGTAACTTTCTTTAATCTGCATAAGCTTTTTATCTACATCGTCAAATTTCCTTGAAATAACGATAAAGAATACCGCCATTACTGATAATTCAATAATTTTATTTTTCATTTTTGCTATCACCTCCTGTATTTCGTTTGCAATATCATAATATATCATTTGCAATTATTTGTCAATAGAAAGATATTGCATTTGCGATATTTTTATGTTATCATTTATATGCAGAAAGGAGGTGCGACATGGAGTCAATAAACCAAAGAGTAAAAGAATTGAGATTAGCTCTTGAAATGAATCAGAAAACTTTTGGAGAACGGATCGGCGTTGCGCAAGCATATTTATCTCAGATAGAAAAAGGAGATCGTGATGTTACAGACAAAATTTTCAGAATAATTTGTTTGGAAAATTGGAATGGAAAAACAGTTAGAGAAGAATGGTTCAGAAGTGGCAAGAATCCAATGTTTGCCACCCAAACAAAAGACGAACAAATCACTGCGATGTTGGCAGATATTCAAAGTATGGATGAATCTAATTTCAAATATAGATTAGTAGCTGCTCTATCAAAATTAGATTCTGACGGGTGGGATAATCTAGAAAAACTGATTGACATGATTTCAGAAGACAAGTAAAAGAAAAGTCAAGGGCAATGCGCAAACCCTTGACTTTTCTTTTACTTATTTTTTTAATCGACTTACGTATATATATACAAGCTTTAACCACGTAAGATTCTTTTGACCGTTTACAACTTTCGTTATTTCTTCTTGATACCATTTAATTTCGTCCACATAAATCCCTCCAATATCCCGACACGTCATTCCAGTAGCGATTACTTACATTATAGAACATATGTTTGCTATCTGTCAATGTTTTCACTGATAGCATCTTTTACAATAAGATAGATGTACCGCATTAAGCGAGGGTCACGGATGCCTTTTATCATCCGCTTGATTTCGTTTTCATAAGTATCAGTCCATGTTTTGCTGCTCTTGCTGTTCATTTCGTCCTTTCCCATTAGATTACCTCCTATCAATGGCTTGACAAGTGCCATTTTTGTTTTATAATAATACATTGTAATACCTACATAGATTATAACTCGAAACTATAGTCAAGATGTTGGCTAAAATATCGTATTTTTCTTACAAAAAGAATGAAAAATAGCCAAGATATTAGCCTTTTCGACAGGATGTGACGTAATGCTAACGAAAAATGAAATGTTGGATAACTTTGCACATAACATCGAAGAAGAGCGGAAAAGACTTGATTTTACGCAAGTTCTCTTTTCTAAGATGCTGGGTGTATCTGTGTCCACATACAAAAACATCGTTTCACGGAAGACTAATAATCTTGACATTTTCTTAGCACTAAGGTTGTCGCAACTAACTAATAAACCTATCCCTGATCTCTTAGGGTGTTCTTCTAAGGAATACGAGGTATTGGGAAAGTACAGGCAATTGACCGACAGGCAACGTGCGTATATTCTTGGTAAGATGGACTATGAACTCTCTATGAAAGTATTGGAAACGGATCCAGAAAACATGTTGGATGTTCTATGCCCCACTGGTGAGATGGCTGACGGTATGATATTGGATTCCTCACACGAAGAACGGATATACTGCCCGGAATACATAAAAAAGTACGGTGAGACGTTACATTGTGGTATAAAGATAACGAGCAACCACTTGCTCCCTGTATATGTAAAGGGTGATATCATTTGCATATCCAAAAGAGTACCAAGAAACGGTGATACCGTGATTATTATACACAAAGAAACAGGACGTGCGTATATAAGGCGGTATGTACAGAGAAGTAAGACAAAGTTAGTCCCGATCAACGGCTTCGGTGATGTCATAGAAGTTGATCCGAATAGTTTTGAAGACATGGAACAATGGGTAAGGTTTGGAGTTGTGATTGCGGTATTAAGAAGATAGCATACTATATACTTCTTAAAAAGATAATAAGGAGCTGTTGAAATGCGTCCAAGCCAATATCATTACATAAAGCGTGCTGTAACAAGAACTGCTTACAACCGAAAAATGCAGAAGAAACGTGCTAAAAAGCGTAAGAAAGAACTTAGGAAGAAAAAAAGGAAAGAAAGGCTCTATACTTTTCAAAAGAATTCAGAGAAAGCTTCTGTACAACATGATTCTCCTGGATTTAAAATTACAATGCTTGTATTGGCAGAAATTTTCTTTGGAATATTAACGCTCTTTCAGACGATTAATCTTTTCGCAAACTGGACAATGTGTGTGAAAGAAAATGGTATAATTGGTACTATATTCTTATTCATAATAAATATAGCATTTTTTGGCGGGTTAACATATCTATTCTCATATTTGATAAAAAAAGACAAGAAAAAAGACACTGACACTTTGCAATTTGATAATTGTATATATCATCTTGCAAAAGAAAAATCTCTAACCGATCGTGCCAATGCTGTTCTTGAAAATGAGTACAAAACTCTTGTCGAAGACTTAAACAAATTGGATGTCGAAAGGAAAACTGTTTCAGAAAAAGAAATTAAGATAGATAATATAGAGATTCCATCTGAACATATTAACAAAAGTGAGAAGCAGGATAATGAACATATAAAGGATTTTTCTACTGCTTTCGCTGCTTTGTGTGTTGCAAATTGCGAACTGGACAAAGAGCAAAATTATACAGACGATGTTACTGGAGGAAACGTAAAATATAACGAAAAACGATTTGATAATCTTACAAACGATTCTGTCATAAGTCAAATAGTATCAGATGAAAAAATTAAAGAAGTTTCTGATAAAATATTGCATGTGTATAGCGAAATTGGATTAATGGTTATGATAGATGGGTCATTATGCACAAATCAATATGTTGTTTTAAAATTAAAACCGATGCACGGGACCAGAATAAATGACATAATTTCCATTCAAAGCTCTATTGAAAGCGCAGTTGGAATGAAATCACTAATGAATGTCATGTACAAAAAAGGATATATCGGAATTCTGCTCCCAATCTATCATTTTATAGAAAAAGAAAAAATTCCCACTACTGGCGAGTAATCAGCAGTGGGTATTTTTTGTATTGTATGCAAAGTGTAATGCTCTTATATTATTTTACGATGCCGGATAAGAGCCAGTAGGTCGTGATAAGTCCTACTTTTCTGTCCGGTGTAAGTCCTCTGTTCCTCTGGAATACTTCAACGCACTTCCCGAGGTAGTCTGTCCATCCCTCATTGTAAGACAGCTTCGTAAAGCCATATACGTCTCTGAGTGTGCGTCTAAGCCATCTGATAGCCGTGATGCAGTTGTGCGTCTGTCCCGCCCATAAGATATGCGTTTTAGCAAAATTCTGCGAGCCGACACCAAACTTATTATCTACAGCCAGTGCGTTGGTGTCAAATCCTATATTCATAGCTTTCTGCCATGCCCCAACACGGGAATTGTTAAGATAATACCGCTTGTCGCCTTTCCAAGATTCATCTACCGGTTTAGGTGTCGGTGCTACAGTAGGTTTCTGTACTGGAGTTACCGTACCGCCAAGGTCCTTATAGACATAGTTCACGTCTACATTTCCAGGAATACCAGGAATAGAACCTCTTGATGTGTACTGCCACATATCAATTCCGTTTACTCCGGCAGATTTAGAGCCGTAAGATGCAATCCACAGAGAATATCCCCATGTCTGACCGATATAGTTCTTGTACCAAGATGTAGATGCATAGATTCCGCCTTTATAGCCATGTGCCACCATTGCGTCACAAAATGCTTTTGCATTGGCTTTCGCAACGCCCTGTGTTCCCCGCTGTTCGCTGTCGAAATATACAGGCCATGCCGGAGAATGTCCTTTTAAAAGTCTTAATGCATGGTTGATTTCTCCCTGTACTGCACCCGTAGTCTTTGCGTAAGAATACAGATATACACCGTAAGGAATACCAAGACGCTCACATTCAGATACGTTTCTCAGCCATTTTTTATCATCCTGTCCTGCCTGATCTTGTCCATATCCGCATCTGATGATAGCACCTACAATGCCGGATGCTTTTACTTTCGCCCAGTCGATGTTCCTGTTATGTTCAGAAACATCGACTATCCTATTCAATATATCCCTCCTGTTTTAAGTGTTCTTTCGTTTCTGTAATCTCTGATGCATGATCTTTCACAAACTTTTCTGCATCTGTTTTTTCCATGCCGTAGTGTTCTGCCAATTCGTCTACAGTGTATCCGTAGGCACAGCTTTTGATCACTTCGCACATGGTTTCTTCGCTCATAGCTGCCATATTTTTTTCTCCTTCCCTGTTTGATAAGGAAATCATCTCATGTTTTTCGGTTGGCAATGTTCCCCACATTTTTAGGCTAATGCGCACCAGTTAACAATAATAGACACACTTGAATTGTTTCCGTTAACAGTACGAATAACGCAACTACTGGTGGTCGTACTTAAAACCTGCACTCCGAACGATTTTGTATTTTGTGATCCACCGGAAAGAGATACAAGTACAGTCGGAGCCTTTGAAAAAGTTTTTCCGAATTTTACAGTAGTATCTTTGTAAGTATTTGCAGGTGTTTCGATAAGAGACGTTGTGCCAAATACTGGGGCTTTTGCTTTTAATTCCGTAATATACGTCAGAATTGTTTTGTTCCCTAATTCTGAAAACTTCCACGTAGATGCAATTCTGCTTTTAATCGTATCGAAAATAACACCAAGTTTTGTTCGATTTGTAATCGGTGTAGAATCTTCAACGATGATATCATCTGTATCATTTACTTCTGTAACTTGTGGAAGTTCTTTTATATATTTTCCATAGATTTTCTGCGCTTTTTCATCAGCCATTTATATCTTCCTCCTTAATAAATAATGTTTGTGTAGCCATACTTTCTAATTCACTAATACGTCTTTCTAACTCGTAAATATCGTCCTCTGTAAGCAGTTTTTTTACATTTATGCCATTGTTCCAAATTGGCTGGCTTAATCCGAGCATGACTGGATTTGCATTAACATCTCCAAATTTAATATTTACAGACGTTCCAGATTCTGTCGTTTCTGTAGTAGCACTGTAAACAGTATAATCAGCATCATTAATGTTCCTTTTTAAATCTCCTGTCATAGCTCCACCAGCGGTCGGGACGTAAGGCTGTCCAGATCCTGAAAAGACTTCGTTTGCCGGAAATTCAATATCAGATTCGCCATTTACGCTCCTACTGCATCCACCGATAGTAATCTGTCTTTCTTTCCCCCATTGATCAGTTACTATTCCGTCCTGCCCATCAAACGGTGTACCATTGATTTTAATATCGTTTTTTAGCGAAGATGCTTTGATTTGAGACACATCAATATCAACAGATTCACTGCCGTCTATAGTTGCTGTCCCTGTAGCATCGCCGGAAAGAGTTAGTTCAAACGGATTTGTTAATTTATCCGCTGTAGCAACGGAAAGCAGTTGTTTTAAAGTCCCGACAGAAATCTTTAGATCTTCTGTGCTTGTTTCTATGAGCAAGTAATCATTATCTGACAATGTTTTCGCTTCGTTCAACGCTTCAATGTATATCTGGTCCATACTATCACCTACTTACTAGAGCATTCGACAAATCGCTTACCAAAGAGTTTACTTTTTCAACAAGTTTGTCGTATTCTGTTTTTTTAACGTACAGCTGATCTGTCTTTTCCGAAGAATACACTGTGGATCCACTCAACTGTGTATCATCGATTCCGACCTTTCCGGCTATGATTTGGTTAGCCTTGTCGATAGCTTCATTCGCTGTCTTTGACGCTTCTCTTGCGTCTTCGATAGCCTGTTGGATATTCGCCAAGTCTTGCTCAAAATCTTCTCTTGTAGCCAACGTCTTAAATGTTCCGGCTGAAAAACAGATAAATACTTTTTGGTTTTCGGCCGCTTCGTCTATAGTTACCGCAAATTCACCGGGGAGCATCTTACTTGCGTCAAAATCTGCAAGTAGTCCCCTACGCATCTGTATAGCCATATTTTCTCCTTTCTATCCAGGGATCCATCTTACAAGAGAAACACCAGATGGTTGTGTCGGTGTCCCTCCACCGCCAGCAGAACCGCCTTTTGTATACCGTAAAACGTAATCCCATCCTCTCGAATAATTATAATATCTGCACACCCATATCTCTGTTCCCGTCTGATCCCCGGCTTCTGGATGTCCTCTTGTAGATGATGCTTGCACCATCTGACCACCACCGATGTACATTGCAGTGTGATATTTAACATTTAGCAGTACATCCCCTCTTTGCATTCCAGCACCAGTGGCTCTGTTGCAGCTTGCCGTTACATCCGTAAATCCGCAAGCACGAAAAACATTGTACATATTTCCCGTATAAGTAGCTCCATTTGATTTTACCGGAACTCCGGCTTGTTGCCATGCAGATATTACGAGTGATGAGCAATCATAGTCTGGATTCCCCCACCGGTTCGCTTGGCTGTATCCATGTCTGTTATCGTTTGCGATATTAATAGCCCATTGAACCGCACTTTCTGTTTTTGTCATATGCCTGTCTCCTTAAAATGTTGTGCCACTTGCAGTTCTTCCACCGACTAAATTGCCATTCACAAATTTTAAGTAACTTCCATCGCTAAACACGGCAGTTCCTGTTTTTGCTTTATTTCCATTAATCACAATCTCCTTTGCAGAAATGGCAATTTGATTTTTACTTAAAAGTTGTAATCTTTTTGAAACATTAAATTCGGAATAACCTTTTCCGATGTTTAGGTAATCCGTAGACGTAGCTCTCGCTTCTATACCATCTAATTCTCCAGAAATGTAACCTGTATATTTTCCTCCAGATGAGTAAAGATCAATTTTTGCATTATGCAAATCTATTTTTCTACCTATAGAATCTTCGGATACATAATGTCCTTTTGCATACACACCTTGATTATTCCATCTCCCTATTTCATTTCCGTCTGAATCTTGCATCGAAAGTACACCATTTTGGTTGTTATAGCCACCAAGTGTCAATGTTCCAGAATGTATCCAATCGCAGTTAATACCTACGGCAGAAAGTACATTAACTACTGCGTTTCCGTTAGAATCAAGTCCGGCATTCCACGTTTTTCCACCGTCTGTAGATACCGCAAAAGCATCCCCGACCATTTTCCAGATAATGTTCGAATCTTCCAGTTTTTCTTTGTTGTGGAGATAAAATACAATGGATTTATCATCCTGTATCTTTTCCGTCTTGAAAAATCCCATCCCTTGTGTCATTAATGCTGTAAGGGATTGAACAGCTTCATCGTATTTGCTGATTTTTTTATCGGCCATTGCAGAAGCCTTTTGTACTGCTTTCGTTTCAGAAGTCACGTACTTACTGCTATTTCTGATTGCATTTTCGGCCGAACATTTAAGCGAAGTAAAACCGAGAAAGTTAAAAGTAATATCAGTCAAGATGGTTTTGTTTACTTTTCCGTTCCTGTCGATAACATAGGCAAGATCCATAAAGTCTGCAAGAGGATAAGAAAGATGTTCGCCGGAAAAATTCATAAATGATACGCCCGTAAGTTTTTCTCCGACCGTATTAACCAGTAAGCTCTTATCTTTGATTAGTGAATTCTCTATACTCAATATGTACCCATCAGAACCATATGTGTACGTTTTTTCATTCTCTGTAGTTTGAATACCTGTTATAACTATAGGTTCTACTCCTGTTGTCAGCCCTGTCTTCCACTGAGTTAAGAAATGGAAATTATCAACTAACTTGAAGCTACCATCGTCTATGATGTCACCACTTGTATACACATTTGTAGCATCTGTCAGAATGTATCCGCTGGCTTCTTCCACATCCACGGAATGTACTCCAAGCACATTTCCATTTTTAAGCAAGAACAAATTATCTTTTTTTCCGATCAGCTGATATGCGTTTTTTTGTTTCCTTTCAACGGACCTGTACATAATTCCATAAGAATCATCTGTAAGAAGTTCCAACCCATCATCAAACCATCCACCGTCAACATTCGAACCGCTTGAATATTTTTCTGAGCTCCAGTCCAAGTCGTCGTAGTAATATTCGCTAATGTTTTCAGAAAATGTACCGCCGGACATTTCCGCATAAGTTGAATACTTTTCTGATATCATGTCTGTCTCAAACTGCCCACCATCATAGTTCTGTCTCGGATCATCAAACCATCCACCGTCAGTATCTGCTATATTGTCAAAAAGTGACATGTCATACTGCGAAATCTGTAAGTGGTTATCCGCATTCATCCACGCATTACCGCCAGCAATCATTGCAATCCATCCGATCACCTGTCTGTGAGTGGTATTTGTGGGTTTTTCCTTTACCATGATGTTATCATCAGAAAACGAAGTAACATCCATCTGCACACCGCACGTTCTGCAAGAATCTTTCAGAATATCCTTTAAGCTGAGCGGATACGTTAAATGTGTGGTATAATCTCTGTCAAGTTTGTATGCATCGTCATAAGCAGAAAAGCTTACGGTATCCCCATAGCTTTCCGGGTCAATTACGGTATAAGTGCCACTTTTTATAGTCAGATCACCTATATCCGTGCTAATTGACTTGTACAATGTTATCTTGGCACCAAGAAAGCTATGAACTCTATATCTGTCATCTGCGTTATACAGCTTTACTGTAATTTTTCTGGAAACAACATTGCCGAGTGGCAAACTTTGTGTACCAGCTCCATCAACAATGTTGTTGCCAGATATTAAAAATTCGGATCGGCCAAGATTTAACACTGTGCCATCCAAGAAAGTAACCCTTGCAGATGGATACCAGTCACTACGTCCGTATATAGCTTTCTTATATGCATTGCTAATGTGTATCATAGTGGATTCACCCCGATTATGTTAAAACTAAGGGATTTGTACTTTTCTTCTCCCTCTTTTAATGTCCCGATATCTACACTTCCTTGTGTGACGTAAAACGGTGCTTCTCTCCATCTTCCGTAATACACGGAAAAATAATATAGTTGCACCTGTCTCTGATTTACAATCATCTGCAAAAGGTTTGCCATTTCCGATATACTTATGTCACTTCCCTCATAAGCGTAAGATTCTACCGTGAACATCGGTTCATTGCACATAACGCCACTCATTAATCGCTCTGTTCCCTCTGTAGAGGTAGTGGCAAAACTGAATTTGAATGTGTCTGGCTGATGAATAGTCCGACCATTAATCTTAATCACTTGCTGTGCCATTTACCTACCTCCCAAGTTCGAATACATTCTGTCCGTTGGACATCTGCATTTCTTTTGCTGTATTAATAAGCTGTTCAAGTACCGTTCTGCTGTCCAGATTTACCACAAGTTTTATCATTCCTGTACCTTTGCCACTTTCTTCACTTACGATTTTTCTTAACAGATTTTCCGGCATCTCCAAGTTGTTTCCCTTTGTCTGGTCACCAAGCACCGCTAAAAACGGATTTCCGGCCGGAATAACTGCCCCTTGTGCAAGATATGGAATTCTGGTGTAATTTGCATGGGAAAGATTAATTCCTTTACCGCCGATACCTGGAACCCAATCCGGTACTTTAATGTGATTCAGTCCGTCCACTAATCCATTAATGGCATTAATGATTGCTTGATTCAATCCATTAAATAAAGCGATAACCATATTTACAGGTGCTTTAAAAATTGAGTAGATTAAGTTAGCAGCTCCACGGAGTATGTTTAGTATTCCTTTTAGCGCCATATTTACATTCCCTGTAAATACTACTTTTAAAAATGTGACAAACCCAGAGCAGATCTGTTTAATGCTGTTAAAAATCCCTTTAAAGCTGTTAAGAAAAACTTCTACTACATCTCCAAATACTCCGAATTGAGCGTGCCAGTCAGTGGCAAATACTCCTTTTATCCATTCTATAAGTTTTGCCATTGTATCTTTAAGCTGATCCCAGTGAGTGATAATTAATACAATAGCTGCAACAGCTAACGCAATGGCAATAGGTATTACATTTGAAGCAACTGCAAATCCATCGAAAGCCGTAACGATCATAGAAATTGCTCCAGATAATCCCCCAGCACCAGTGAATACACCTATAAGGCTTGTAATGGCATCTTTTATTCCAAGTACAAGAGGTGATATCTTCGATGATGCAAAGGCTCCAAGCAGTGCAGCTCCAATGGCATCAACAATCCACTGATGCTCTCCGAGAAAATCAAACAAATCCGCAAGTAGATTAATAAGGAACGGAAGACCGCTCTCTATCAGCCATGTAAGCATCGGCAATATAATGTTTGTATACACTCTTTCTAAGAAACTTCCGATAGCTTCTATCAGCGGTGACATAGATTCAAACAGATTCTTAATCGAATTAAGTAACGGGTAAAAGTCCAAAGATCCCGCCCACTGAGCCGTATCCCACACAAGACGATTGATGATATCAAGTACCTTTTGGAAAGCATCTGCTATAGCCTGTATAATGGCCGTTCCTACGGCATTTTTATTCCAAGCTATATCTAATTGCCTTGCGATATTCCCGACCGTTGTAAGCAGTCCCTGTGCGATCTGTAACATGGTAGACAGTATCTGTGTGCCTGTACCATTCGTCCAGACTTCCAACATACTACTGCCGACACTCTTTGCAAGTGCTCCAAGTTCCGATAATGCATACTTAGCAGCATCAATCGTGTTCTTGCCCTCACGCTCCCAAGCTTCTTTGAACGGTTGGAATATCTGCCCAAGTACATCCTTGATTTTTTCGAAAATCGGTGGTGCATCTATCGGAACTTCTTCAAACATTTTGCTGATCGGTGTTCCGTTTACATCGGATCCAGACGGTGTTGTGTCGGTATCCTTATTTGTTGTGTACCGATTAATTTCGTCCAGTGGTGACAGGTAGTCTTTCGCTGCTTTTGTGGCTTTCTTTGTAGACTTGGCGGTCTTGTCCAGACTGGCAGCATAATTTTTTTGCACTGCCAATGCCTTTGTGTATGTTTTATTCCCGGCAAGATACCCGAAAAACATTCCTACATAGGTTATGGCTGTACTGATAAGGTCAATGAAATGTGACAGTATCGGTGTGATAACGGTTAGTATCGGATTAAATGCCGTAGCAAATGCATTCTGCAATCTTACAAGACTTCCCCACAAAGTAGATATATTTGCGTTTGTGGTTTTGGAATATTGAGCAAGATTATTGAATCCACCTATTATTCCTTGTGTAAGAGCACTAAGAATTCGAAAAACACCGCTAAACAATAGAGACATCGTAAGCATTCTTCCGATACTCATTCTTGCTGATCCGGCTGATTTACTAGCGTCTTTAAATGACCTACTCAGTTTTGAATTGGAATTTGCAGTTTTGTTATTAGCACTGTTTACTCCAAAAAGTTTTTCTTTCAAGGAAACCAAACCAGTACCGTAACTTGCAAGTTTACTTTTAATGCCAGAATACGATGTGTTTAATCGGTTCTGCATATCTGCAAGTCTTCTTTCTGCGGTCGCAAGCCTTTCCATGTCTGCCTGTGCTTCTTTAGTGTTCACACCAGTCGAAAAAGCTTTTCCAGAAACTTCCAGATCAATAAGCTCCGACCTTGCGTATTTAATAGTGTTCGCAAGTTCATCTATGTCATACTGCATTTTTTTATAAGTCGAAGTGTTCTTTTTTCCTCCGTTTGCTACAAAACGTTCCTGAGATGCCGTAAGCTGATTGAGTTTTGCTTCTGCTTTTGAAATTTGGTCGGATATTTCCTTGTATTCAGTAGTTGGGATGCGCTGATTTGCATAGGATTCTACCTTTTGGCGTAACGATTCTACCTTTTGCTCTTGTGCGATGTATTCGTTATTCAGTTTTGCAAAAGCATCTATCTGCTTGTTAATGGCGTTTTTTGCAGACGTCCCTAAATTATCCACCCTGTTTGCTGCTCTTCGCAATCCGGCTTCAATTTCTTGTGTGCCCGCCTTTACGCCATCAGTTCTGATTTTTGTGTTAATAACAATACTTCCATCTTCTGTCATGTATTGTCCTTTCTACCGCTAAATATTTGCGGTCAGCGAGTATCTCCACATGATACCCGGTTAATTATTTACGAGTCCGAATACTCTTCTTAATTCTTCTTTTTCTTCTTCGCTTCGCTCTGGTGTCGATTTAAGGTCAACAAGTTCTTTGTTACTAGAATAGAATTCTTTTTCCCAACTATCCAATTTCTTCCCTTTCGAGACTTTTTCACGAATGTTAGTTATTGTGCTGAACAAAGATTCTCCAATCTCCATAAATAGTCCCATGAATGTCCACCAATGTAAGTACTCTTTATCACGAATATCCTCATGTGCCACTTTATTAATGGCCGGAATTAGAATCTTTGCATCTTTTTTCCAATCCATAAGTTGCGGTTTTTTCTTATCTTCCTTAAATCCGCAGTCAATAAACTCTTTCGCCGTCTTTAAAGCTTCTTCCCAGTCTTCCATTGGAAGATTATCAAAGTCTTCGTAGAATATAGCCAGAATCGTTGTGTATATCTCTAAGTTTTTCTCTTCTTCGGACATTCCGGCTACTATATCGGGATCATTAATAGCACAAAGAATATCTAACACGGCTCTGTAATCTGAGCGTATTCGATATTCTTTGCCGTTTACGTTAACGGATTTCGGAAGTTTCCAGACATCCATTAGTTATGGTACTTGGCCACGTACTTATTTACACGGCGCTGTACCTTTGTTACGTTGGTATTCAGAGTTTTCTCAATAACCTGTGCTACACCATCAAGTACCTGTTCCATAAAGATTTTTCCATCATCCATAGGAGAAAAAGGACCAAGAATAGAAAAGAAAGCTTTTTCCGCATCCGCATTAATCAAATACGAAAGCTGATCTGAAATTTCTTTTTCTGCTTTCTTTACAGCTTCTAAGCTGTCTTCTTCAGGCATCTTGTAATTCTTCCAAAAAGATACAACCTCTTCATATCTTTCAACGATGTTTGTGTCATTTGGTGCAAATACCAACTGCCCCAGTTTTTCATGTGTGTGTTTGTCTATGATTGGTACTTCAATCTTTCCAGAATCAACCGAGATACAAAGTTGATTGTTGTTTCTTTTTTTTGGTAACTTATTGCTCATATTATTCCTCCTGTTAATAAAGCGTTACAGTACTTCTTTTCCTGTAGAAAGACTATGTGGAATTGCTCCGGCTGTAAATTCTGGATTGCCAGAAGCAAGCGAAGTAGCACTTACATATCCCTCTGTTCTCTTACCGTCAGAAGATACTTTGAACGGAATGTTTACGCCAGATGTATCTCCACCATAAGACTGAGGTTTTACCATAACCTCTTCGACATATGCAAGGTGGTTATCTGCACTTGTATCTTCCACAAGGACTTCCAACATAAGTGTTTTGCAGTCCGCTCCTTTTAATCGTTTCATTGCAATATCCCTAATCTTCGGATACAGCTTTTTGTCCGGGTTTGCATAGTATGTATCTGCATCCATAGACGGTTCATATCCATTATCTGTTGTTTTTGTCTGACCAAGAATGTTCTTCTTTGTCTCTGTATCCGGGTTCAGATCAACCGACATATCGTCAATGTCATCACCAAGGATTTCCCACGTAGCACTTGCTACTGTCTGTTTGAAACTATAGTCCAGATAATGCGCGAGTGCTTCTCTACTAAGATTTCCCATATTATAGTCCTTTCTACCGTTAACTTTTTACGGTCAGCGAACATCTCCAATTGATGTCCGGTTAATTAGTTCTTATGAATACATTTCTGTATTTAAGAGACATACTAATCACCCAGTCTTGCACATTGTTTTCGTAAGTTTTGTCAAGGTATGATGGTGTGATTCTTGTAATCTCTTCTATTTTTCGTTCTTCTGTAAGTGCTGGGTAAGATGTAAGCCTATGCTTTTCGCCATCAATCACGACTGTTTGTCGTTCCAGCCATTTACCTACACTATCAAGAAATTCCTTGATATCCGCTTTCATATTCGGAGAATCACGGGATGTCCTGTACACGATATAAAATGGGTAGTTGCAAAGTTGATTCACCTTGCCTGTTACCGATTTTTTCTCCTGTGCAATCACTGCACCAGATACCGGGTAGAACGCCATTCCGTCGTCTTCTTTGAGTGTGGAAAACTTAAACACTTCTCCGGTTTCCAATCCCGGATACTGATTCAGCAAATCTTTAAGTGCATTTGTTACAATGTCGTATCCGTCAACATCGTATTTCACTATTTTTTTACTATCCACCGCCTGCACGTTTCTTCACTCCTTTTACCCATGTATCACCAAATTCATCTTTGGCAGAATCAAACCAGTGATCTGTCGCAAAAGGGTTTGGCTCTTTCGAGAACTGTATATCACGGTCTGTTACTACTTTTTTTGCTTTTGGCCTTGCCCACGGCGAACCAGTTTCCGGATCTACCATGACTTTTCCCATGTACAAAAATCTTGCGTAAGGACCATATCCAGCATAAACCTTTCCACTACCTTTCAAGGATTCATTCTGCACACTAGTTGTATCAATCAGCATCCCGTCTCTTTGTGGAATATACTTTTTTGTGCCTGTCCATACCTGTTCATCTAACCAAAGTTGAGTATCTTGGAATTGCTTTTCGAATCGGTCAAGATTCACATTCACTTTGATGTCAGCTTCAACTATCGAGATGTTCGGAAAATGGAACATTCTGCTACGTGCCATTTACTTTCCCCCTATCTCAAAATGTGGGATAAGTGTGTATGTTCCGACATTGGTGATTAAGAATACATTGTCGTGATTTTTGTTCATATAATCATAAAAGCCACCGTCTCTCCGGCTCTGATAGTCTTCGTCTACTATCATCTTTTCATCATGTTCGCCCTCAATGAAAAAGTCACCGCTTGCAAATGTGACGGTATGTCCAAGTGTATCGTTAATTTGTTTCGCCCATTTTTTAGGCTCAAGATACTTTTTGCCAGCTACTACTTTTTCATCGGATGCTATGCGATAAAGAACATGGAGCGTTGCCGTGTCAGCCGTATCAAGTCCTGTCTTTTCGATGTTTGCAGATTTATCAACAATGAGTTGAACGCCTTTGATTATGGTAGGATACCAAAATATTTCATCCTTTTGATTCACATATTTGTTGAATACAGTTATGGTTTTGTCATACATTGGTACCACCTCTCGTTAATAAAACTTCTTACCGCATTTTTCACACTTCCATATGTGTCTTGTTTCTTTTATCCCGTTTCCGATATCTTCCAGATACGTTCCGGCATGGATTTTCTTTTTGTGTTTGCAAAATAATCTTTTAATAATTCCCATTGTTCAAATTCCTCTATATAGCAAGTACACTCCGTTATCATCGGTAACGTTAAAAAGATAGCTAACCGCTGCTTCGAGAAGTATTCTTTTCTCTTCTTGCACATTGGTAGCTGCTACGGTATACCGATTGCTCTGGCTGTTCCCGTTAGCGTAAGATATGCTTTCATTTCCAGAAGAAACAGAAGAGACGGTCTTATTTACGACCGTCCCATCTTCTCTCTGTATGGTTCCTATGGCATCCATAGAAGCTTTTTTAGCTTGCTCTATCTTGTACATTTCATCAGCTACTGCACATACAGCTTTTTGAACTTTTGTTTCTGCTCGCTCATTTTCTGGAAGCCCATCAACAAGGCGATCCATCGTGTAGTTGTCTACGCAGTCACTGGCTCGTTCTACATATTCACGAAATTCGCTTTCTGGAATTGTTTTTCCGAAAAATTTTTTTGTATAAAACTTATAATCTGTGTACGCCATAGTGTTTCACCTAATTTTCCTACTTTCTTGGATTCGATCTCGTCTTTGGCTTTACGTCACTGACTTCTTTATATTTTTGTGGATTGTTTTCCATCAACTGAGCACTCGTTTCATGCTCGGTTGATAAGATTCTTCCTGTTTCCAAGTCTTCAAACCGTCTCATGTTTACTCACCTTTCTTGTTTTTGAAGATAAGGTCAGGCATTACAGATTTTGTTCCGTAGTGGTAAAAGAGTTCGATGCCATATGCTTCTGAAAGAGGAATCTTCTCAGCACTGTATGGTGTGGATTTAACAGGCTGTGCGATAGCTCCATCCACCATCACCATCACGTCAACGTCTGTCGGCATGTGCACGCATGAGAATGTTTTTACGCCATGATAAGCATAGAACTCTTCGTCAGCCACGCCAACACCCGGCACTGTAACTTTGTCCAGATATGTGCGGATTTTTCCGTAGAATTTTGGTGTACAGATCATGTTCATCATAGAACGTGGTACTCCGTCCACATATTCATTCTTGGTAGTTTCGCACTGCTGAATCATGGTTTCAGCCTGTTCCTCAATAGCTGTAATACCTGTCAGATCAACTTCTGTCGCATCTGTTCCGGCAACTTTGAAGAACTCCGTGTCGAGTTCTGCGATCATTCTAAGCGCATGGTTTGCTGTTCTTTTTGCAATAAGTCCCTCTACTCCGAGAAGAGATACGTCTTTCTGTTCGACCTCTTCTACGATTTCCTTATCAACGTCAATTGGAATCGTAACCGGCTTTCCTTTTACTCCATCACCTTTAGCTGCACCTCTGGCAGTTCCGTAATTCTTAGATGTCGCATTTGCAAATCGTTTTGCTTCTACGGTTCCGGCTGACGGATCACCGGAAAGTTCGGTATTCTTCATTTTTCCAGAAATAGTGTTCTTCTGTACGTTTTCAATGACCTTTCCGTACTCTTCTGCAAGAAGCATTTTTCCTGTTGGGTCAAGTAGCATGTTTAATGATGTAATTCTTGTTGTTTCTGCCATTTTTTGTTCTCCTTTAATTCTTTAAGGTCAACGACTATCCTCTATCAATAGCCGGATAACAGTATGGTTTTACCAAACAGTTCCAGGAACAAACGGCTCTGCTTTCGGTTCACTTCCACCTTTTTCTGTAGGTGTTGTGAATACCGGTGGTGTCTTACCATCAGTTACGAAAGCGTCTTTCTGAGATTCTTTCAGTTCTTTCATGTAATCATCAAGACCAAGAATCTTTTCGCCCTCACGTTTCAGACCCTTGTCTTTAATCATGTTGATGATTCCTGTTTTGGCAAAATCAGAACTGAATTTCTCGCCCGCAAGAGCCTTTGTCAGAACGTCATTGAAGTCTCTTTCTTCAATCTTCTGGTTGTACTCTTTTTCACTGGCATCAAGCTTGTCTTTCCATTCTTTTTCTGCATTCTCAGCTTTCGTCTTCCACTCATCACGTTCTCTTGTGATCGCATCGAAGTCTTTTCCCTCGAACCCGTCCAAAGTCTCTTTCGCTGTTTCATACTGTGTTTTAAAGTTGTCACGTTCCTGTGTCAGAGTTTCTACTTTTCGTGTCTGCTTATCATAGTCAGATACACTCTTGTAATTCTCTTTCACTGCATCTTCGATTGTCTTTTTCTGCTCATCTGTAATTTCAAGACCAGCATCCTTGATAATCTGAATAATATTTTTCATGTTGCATATCCTCCTCAACGTCTCTTATTAACCGCTTCGTCTGCGGTAGGGATTCAGACAGATGAACCTCTGTCGGGGTAATCGGGATACACGGAATCGAACCGTGGACATAAGTCTTTTTTTTCAAAGAGATGATTGTGACTTTTGTTCTACCATTGAACTATATCCCGTTAGTGGTTGGTGTAAGTGTTCCCTCTATACAGTTCCAACCACTGTTACGGCTATTTGACGGTCAATCTGCATATTGTTCCGTAACTAACTCTATACAGAAAAAGGATAGCCGGATATGAATCCATGCACCATACTGTGCACTATTCTTTGCGGGATGAAAATTTATCATTTTATATTTTTAGGAGGTAACATAAGATGACGGTTCCCTAAGTCCGCAACCTTAGGGGAAAGCCTAACGGGCGTTTGACTGCCCTTTAATCAGCATTCCGCTATTAGGCTTTATTGAAAGGAGGTGTATCAAGAAAAGAAAATGTCCTATGTGATTCACCATGTTTATTGTATAATGTAGAGGGCATAAACTTGTCCCCCGTGATAGAGTTTATCAGGAGTCATTAGGTGTTATTTAAAACCTTTTACATCTCTGCAAGCTTTTTAATTTGTCTCTGAATTTCTTTTCTTTCGTCAGCAAAATCTGAGTCCATCACCATAGAAGAAAGCATATCGTATACCTCTACCATGAGTCTTCCAACGCTTTCCATCAGTTTGTCTTTATGTGCCTGATCTCCGTTCTGTTGATACATCTCTTTCGCCATAATGTACTGGTCATATAGTGAATCAATGTTTTTGTCGTACTTTCCGTTACTGTACTTCTTGATAAGGTTTTCCGATGCATCCGCAATCATCCCCGGTACGCTTTCGCATTCCAAAGATTTCATATTACACAATGTAGATGTAATCATGTACATTGCCTGTAAGTTAGACATATTTAAGTCTTTCTTTGCAGATGCTTTCTCACGTTCAAGCTGTTCTTCCAAAATCTTTTTGATCTCGCTCATTTATTACACCTCGATTCCTTTCATTTTCTTTTTGTATTTGTCGTGAATCTCCGATTGAATTTCTGTGATGTATACCATGTCGTATCCGGTAGATATGAGGTCGTTAATCATACATTCTACAGTTTTTAATTCTTCGCTTACATCCTCTACCAAGCATTCCACGAACATAGCATCAGCCACATGACCGTTTTCTCTTAGCGTGTGTGCGTACTGTTCGTACGCTTCCTTTGTTTCAGATTCCCAATTGTGGTACTCAACAAATCCATCTTCTACGGCTTTCTGCTTTGTGCTTTTCCCAACGCTTAACCGTTTGGCCGTTCGCCACGCATCCGGGATAACATTCACTTTTCCCTCAAATACATCATCAATAAGCTGATTGTGATGGTTTATAAAATATCGGCACACTTTCCTACGTTCCAAGCTTTCCGCAATATGCTGGTACTCATGCATCCGCTTAAAGCCTTTTAAGCCAAGGAAATCGAAGTAGTCCGCAAACTGTCCGTGCATCATGACTGCTCCAATAAACCGTTCATTGATTTCGGCAAAGATTTCTTTCGGAGTTTTGACATCTAGGTTGCTTTTAAAATCAATCATAGAAACTCACCCCTTTTCTATGAGAGCTTTTTGATGATGATATTCGCATCCTTAACCAATGTGTCAACGGTGCCAACGTTGCCAACCGATATAGTGACGCTACTTCCGGCCGGAACTGCAATCAATGTAGTTGCCCCGACATTCTGATACACATTTGCCGTTGCTACTGTATAGTCCATTTCCGTACCGGAAATCGGTTCCCCGTTCTGTTTGATAGATAACGCTACCGCTCCTATTGCAGATGCCGTAACGTTTCCGTTAAACTCAACTTCGACCGCCATTGGCAGATTTCCACGGTTTGTGATTTCAAAAAGTCCACTGCCGTTGTCATGTGCAAGCCACCCTGTGTTACAAGCACATCTACGGCTTTTCACTCTTGTTTCTGTAAATAATACATTCTGATTTGTTGCTACTGTCTGAGCATTTTTAGCAATAGAATTTAACATATTTTTTCTCCTTTCTTAAAAAAGAGAGCAAGCGCATGCCTACTCTCTTTGATGTTCGCAAGACTACTTTTTCGTAGATATGGATTCTTCCAACATGCTTATGATTTTGTTTTGGTTTTCAATTATTTTCAAAAAATACTTACTGTCTTGCTCATGCAAGTGTTTTTCAATGTCAGAATTACTTGCCTGTGATAGATCACTGTTAAAATTCGCTATCTGCAAAGCAACTCCGTACACTGTCAGAAAGTCAAGTAGTGATATATCGTTCACTTACATCACATTCCCACTTGCACAGCAACCATTACCAAATGCGTTATACGCAAAGTATGGACTGCAAGACATATAAGCCGGTTTTGGTGTCGGTCTCACTGCATCAATAATGTTATTGGTCTGTGATACCTGTGAGATCTGCCAGTATGCTGTCTGCAAATCTCTGTCACGATCAGCAAGCTTGTCTCTCAAGTTCTGAATCGTGTTATCCTGGATTAACTGGCGTGTAGCCTGTCCATCTGCCAAGATGCTTTCTTTAATATCACAGCAACACTGTGCCATCTGTGCCTGCATGTTCTGTGCCTGTAATGCTGCATCATATCTACTCTGTAAGATCTCTTTCTGTGTGTTGCAGCAACACTGAGACTGCTGAGCCTGTAAGTTCTGCAAGCCGAGCTGTGTGTTATAGCGGTTCTCTAATACGTCTCTCTGTGTCTCGCAAGCTGTGTTGGACACATTCTGATTTGTGTTAAAGATATCTCTTTTCACAAATTCGTCAGAGATAAAAGCGTCCTGTGCTCCGTTGTTGTTTCCCCATCCGTTACCGCAAAACAGGAAAGCAAGAATGATGATCCAGAACCATCCACCGTCACCCCACATATTTCCATCGTTGTTTCTTGTGACTGCTGCTACATCGGCAGCACTAAGTGTGTTTAATCCCTCGTTCATGTTGGTTCTCCTTTTCTTTTATTTATCAAGACGTGTGCACTCCGTCCGGATATCACTTTATTTTATTGATAATGTCGTTTGGATTCATGCCATTTTGCTGACACATCTCCATAAATACATCTTTCGGGTTTCTTCCTTGGCACATATCCATAGCTTTTTTGATGTTCGGGTTGCTCTGTGCCATATTCTGTAGCATTGCTCCGGGATTCTGTGTATTTTGCATCATCCCCATCATTCTTTGAATCATTCCGAATGGGCCGTTGCCACCCGGCATACCGCCCATCATTCCCATTAGTGGATTACTCATGTGTCAGCTCCCCTTTCTGTTCTTCCGGCTGAGGTTTCAATGTATCCAGTAATTTGTTGAATTCTTCTCTTGTTACGTACTTAGCGTCCATGTTTTCCACTACAGGTTGTGGATTGTTCGCCTGTACCTCATGGAATTCAAAAGCTTTAAACGTAACACTTCCCACACCGTCAACAGATTTAACATAGAAATACGGTGCATTGTTATCCATCATCCAAGCCGTTGTTCCCGGCTGTACAATCTGATTCCTTGCCCCGTCAATTCCGGTTACCTGTATCCAGTTTACATTCGGCTGTGGCTGTGCCTTGTATTGCTGCTGAGCTTGTGATAAGTTGTCTATCCGTTGTCGTAATGCCATCTGATCTTGCATATAAGCATCCTGTGGCATGTACGGTGTATATGGCATATATGGATTCATACTCATACCTCCTGTAAATTAGTATTTGTTGTTCTCTATGCTTTCATTTTACGCATAAAAAAGAGACCTTAACAGTTCGTTAAAGTCTCTAAAAAGTATCACTTATTATTTATTCCTCATAAATAATATCCAAACCATAAGCAACCGCAGCATCATGCTCAATCTTGCATCCTCTTGCATTTTCCCAGCCTTTACAGAAGTACGCTGCATGGCACAGAGACATATTCTCTAAGGACTTAGCAAGGAAACATAATGGAATCTGAACTACTCCACGTTCTTTCATAGATTCATTACTGTACCATTCATCTGTAAAAAGAGTATTTACAATCTCATACCCTTTTCCCTCAAGAACCTTAATTGCTTTTTCTCTTGTTTCTACAATTTCTTGATCTGTCTTTCCAGCCATTGGCTGACTTAACATTGCTTTCATTATAACATTCTCCTTTTCTTACAATGCTCCTATTTCTTCAAATGTTTTCATAATTTTAGGAAACTGAATGGCGAACCAGTCAACGATTGTTTCTTCATGTCCGAACTGTTTATAATGTTCAAAGTTTGCCTGTAATCCGCTTTCAGCAAGAAAAGCATGTATGATTTCATGCCTTAATTGCTTTTTCATAAGTTTTTCAAAATCACCAACTTCGTTTACATTATTATTTCTGACTTTTATTATATGCGCTGTGTAGTCGCAAAAGCCATCAATCGTTTCTTCTTCAAACGCTTCTCTAATTATTTCGTATTCCGTTCCAAGAATATTTACCTTTTGCATTTATTCCTCAACTAACTCAAATCTATACTTCTGCTTGACATCCGGGTATTTCTTCCTGTCTACTTTGCTTACGAACATTCCGTAAGGTCTGCACCACACGCCACCAGAACATTCATAGACTACTTTGAACTGCCCAGGCATTTCGCTATCCTGTGCAATATACAGGACTTTTACTGTCTCGCCCTTGAAGTGCCTGTACACCTGTCCGGGTTCAACTTTTCTATTGCTCACTGTCGGCGGTTCGTCATTGAAATACTTCTCGCATTCTGCCAAATCACAGTTCTCTCTCATAAGCGGATGCTTTTCATTCAGCTTCTTAATCTCTGCTTTCTGTACGTGAATGTGCTGTCCTACAAGTGGAAATCCACAGCCATAAAGCATTTTCGCCTTAATGTGGTGTGGCTCAAGTCTTCCTGTCGGGTCTATGAGGTATCCGCTTATTTTAAAAATCTTAGGTATCATACAATCACCTCTCCAATCTTATAATTGTGTGAAATTCTTTTTCAGATAAGGCACTTTCCGTCACGAGCCAAAGGCTATCGTCAGCAATATTCCTAGAAGCATATACTTTGAATAAAAGTCCAGAAACAATAACGTTTTGGCATTTATTTGTCATTGACAAACCATCAAGACTTTTTTTAGGGATAGCAAACGACAGCGTATATGTATTTTCTGCCCCGGTTAAGAGTTTTTGATAGTCCATGTGCTCAGAAATAATTGTTTCCCCGGTAGAATAAAATTTAATGTTCCACCCGATACGGTTTTTGAGATCAATCATTTCATCTGCCGTAATGTTCGGCGTTTCATCGACTACCGTTTCCTCTGCCGGATACATTTCCCAATCTTCCGCAAGCATATCTTCTTGTGTTGGTGTCCAGTTTGGCTGAAAGATTCCTTTTCGCGTATACCCCATAATGCAGTCCGAAAAGCATTCTTCTTCTGGTAGAATTGCAAGAAACGTATTCG